GTGGCTAGTGGCTAAGATGCAAAACGGGTGGCCGTCGTTTACCTATGCTTTCTCGGTTACGTTTGCGGCGGTCACCTATACACAACGGCTAAATGGTTTGGTGGCATACTTAGCAAATGGCAATCTTCAACAGGTCAATTAAAAAGGCGGCTATCTCACCGCAGCCAACTAAAGCAGCGGCGGCTGGTAGCGGATATGTCGGGCAAAACTCGGGCGCAAATTCAATTGGTCAGTATTACAACTATGTTGAGGGCACAGCGCGTAATCGTGCTATGAGTGTGCCGACGATAAGTCGAGCGCGCGATCTTATGGCAAGCGTTATCGGTTGCATGAACTTAAAAATGTATACCGAAATGTGGAACGGCGAAGAAATGGAAAAAATGCCGTTAGCGCCCCGCACTTGGTTGCGACGCATTGACCCAAGCGTGCCTAATTCGTTTTTGCTTGCATGGTTATTTGACGATCTTTTTTTCTTTGGCAGAAGTTTTCTCTACATAACCACTCGTACCGCTGACGGTTATCCAGCGTCGTTCACTCGACTGCCAGCCGCAATGATACAAACGTTAGATCAGTCAGGGCCAGTTTGGTTTGCACCGTCAAAACAAATTGTGTTTAACGGCGCTGAAATTGACCCAGCAAACGTTGTGCAATTTTTGTCGCCAATACAAGGCATCACTTATATGTCAGAAACTGCAATTACTACAGCACTAAAACTTGAAGCGGCGCGCTACCGCAACGCATCGTCAGCAATCCCGGCTGGTATTTTGCGTCAAACAGGTGGTGAGCCTTTGTCAGCGCAAGAGTTAGCCGATCTTGCAGCAGCGTTTAATGCGGCGCGTGAAACTAATCAGACTGCCGCGCTTAACGAGTTTGTGTCATACACAGAAACTGCAACTAGTCCTGACAAAATGTTGTTAATTGACAGTAGCGAATATCAAAGTATGGAAATGGCAAGACTTTGCAACATACCGCCGTACCTTGCTGGCATCAGCGTTGGGTCGTACTCTTACCAGTCAAGCGCCGAGTCGCGAATGGACTTGTGGACATTTGGCGTACGTGCTTATGCCGATTGCATTGCTGGCACATTAAGCATGAACAATATTTTGCCTAACGGCACGTACGTTGAGTTTGACGTTGAGCAATACCTAACTGGCGAATACTCAATGGGCGAAGATCGAGATACACAAACAGAAATTACAGAAAGAGTAGAGTTACCTTCATGATCAGATTTACCCCCAATCAAAAGATCACGGTTGATGCAGCGGCGGCAGAGGGCTTGCCGTCGCGCTCAATCTCGGGCGTAGCCGTTACATACGACGAAACAGCAATTGTGAATGACGGTACTAAGGTACGATTTTTGCAAGGGTCGTTGCCAGTCACGGGGCGCGACCCGAAACTATTTATGCAACATGACAGCAATCAGATTGTCGGCAAAGTAGTTGAGCGTGTGGACACACCGCAGGGCATGATGTTTACGGCCAAGATCAGCGCCACTCGACTAGGCGATGAAGCTTTGACGCTGGCTAATGACGGCGTTATTGACGCCGTATCGGTAGGCGTAACGCCAACAAAATTTAGTTACGACGAGGAAGGCGTAATGGTTGTTGAGTCGGCTACGTGGCAAGAATTGTCAATGGTCAGCGAGGGCGCGTTTAACGGCGCGGTCATTACCGAGGTAGCGGCCAGCGCACCCGACGAGGTAGCCGAAGGTATCCCCGAAACCGAATTGACAAGTGCTATACAATCAGAACAAGACACAACAAAGGACACAACCCCCATGAGCGAAACACCAGTTACACCAGTAGTTGAAGCAGCGACCGCAACAGTTGAAAAACTTTGGGCGCAACCAAAACACGAATTTAAGATGCCAACACCGGGCGAATATTTTGCCGCGATGACAATTGGTGGCGACACTTTTCGCAGAGTAAACGAAGCATACAAATTTGCTGCCGCTAAAAGTCAGTCAGCATTGCAATTTGCTTTGGCACAAGATTTGACGACTGACACTCCGGGCTTGCTCCCGCAGCCCGTGTTGGGAAATATTTTCTTGAATTACAACGCTGTTCGTCCTGTTGTGTCGGCTATCGGTACTCGAGCAATGCCAAACGGTAACGGTAAATCATTTACTCGCCCGATCATTACTCAACACACTTCGGCAGCAGTACAAACTGAAGGTTCGCAAGTTGACAGTCAAAAAATGACGCTTAGCGCAAATACGGTTACACGTAGCACCGTGGCTGGCGGCGTATTCATTTCCCAACAGGACATCGACTTCACAGACCCCGCAGCGCTCAATGCAGTCCTCACAGACTTGCAAGGACAATATCTAAAAGCGACTGACGACATTGCGGCCGATGCTTGCAATACTGCAAAACAGACATCGGGTTTTACTTGGACAGTTACAGCAGGTGACCCAACAACACTCATGGCAGCGTTGTACGGTTGCGCGTTTAACATCAGCAACTCAACAAACTTGTTTGCAACACACTTGCTTGTAAGCGTTGACGTATGGCAAAAACTCGGCGGTCAACTTGACAATGACAAGCGACCACTATTCCCAGCAATCGGCGCACCGGGCTTAATGGGTCAAAACACATTAGGCGCAGGTTCAGCTGCATCATGGTCGGGAATGAACCCAATGGGTCTTGAGATTGTGGTTGACGGCAACTTTGCGTCAGGCACAATGCTTGTCGTACACGCCCCAGCAATTGAATTCTACGAACAGCAACGCGGCATCATGCGAGTTCAAGACCCAGCATTGTTGGGCGAGAACTTCTCGTACTACGGTTACTTTGCAACATTCTTCCAAGATGCAACAGACGCAACCGCAGGCTCACGCTTTGTACAGTCGATCACAGTCGCCTAGTCGTAAGCGGCAAAACCGCTCATGGCAACATACTCAACAGCGTCAAAGCAATTAACAGATAACTACGCCTGCATATCTACGCTCGAGCCAACCGACATACAGGTTGGCGACACCGTAGTTGTAGGCGCGTTAGGCGCACCGTTTAACGGCACGTACACCGTGTTGGCTTGCCCGCAATACCGATACGTTGGCGTTGACGGCACGACAGGCGAATTCAATTATGACGTGACGGTTGCAGTACCTAATCAAATATTGTTTGCGTGTACGGGTAGCGACGTTGATTTTGTTGCGATCTACACGGGCACAGTTGCGTTTACGCCTACGTGTACGTGGGTTACGGTCGCAAACCTTGTCACTTATCTTGGCGTGTCAATCACTAACCCGTCTGACGATTACACGCTGGCTACGCAAGCCGTAAGCGCTGGCAACCAGTTTTGCAGTCGTCGTCGCGCCGAGGCAGGTTACAACGACAGTCTCAGTACGTCGCCTAGCGGTGATGTCACGCTTGGCACGATCATGTATTGTGCAGCGTTGTGGCGTAGTCGAGGCAGTTTAGAAAATGTGTTTGCGTCGTTTGACAACATGGGGTCAGCACCGCAACAGTCAATGACACCTATCGTCAAACAGTTGTTAGGTATTGACCGACCTGCGGTGGCGTAGTGCCTGCACCGTACACAGACCTGTTAAACGAGGCGCTAGACGATCTCACAGCCACGCTGACAGCCGTTACAGGGCTACGGGTGGTCAATGACCCGACAAAACTTGTACCTAACTGCGTGTTTGTACAGGCGTTAAGTTTTACGACGATTGCTGGTAACGGCAACATTGTGCGCGTTGACTTTCCTATCAAAGTTGTTGGCAGCGGCCCAGCAGGGTTACCCGTGTTGCGCGAGATTTTGCAGATCACCGCGACGGTGCTTGGCTCGAGCGTAATCGTTATGTCGGGCAGACCCGGCACGCTTGAGATTGGCGGTCAAGAGTATCCGTGTTATGACCTAGCGGTTGGCGTGCAAGCGCAAACAGCGTGAGCATACACACGCATATCGTCGCGGTATGGTAAAACTATTACAGACACCTAAGGAGTATCACAATGGCAACTAGCACCTATCTTTCAAACCCAGTCGTGCTAATCGGCGCGTCAAGCGCAGCGACTACAGACATCACCGATCAAGTATCGGCAGTAACCGTCAACTACGTTGTCGAAGCACTAGAGGACACCGCGTTTGGCTCGACTGCACGCACAAACACCGCTGGCCTGCAATCCAATAGCGCCACGTTGACTTTGTACGCATCGTTTGCATCGTCTGAGAGTTACGCAACATTGTCGGTACTTGTCGGCACAAAGTGCTATATCAAAGTAACCCCAGCGTCAGGCGGCAACACCGCAACTAACCCGGGCTTTGAATTGACTAACACTTACCTAAGCGCGTTGCCAGTAATTAACGCAAACTTGGGCGAGTTGGCTACCTACGACATTGAACTTATGGGTGGCGCATACACAGTTGATATCACGTGATTTAACGCGCCATAACTGGCCGAGAACAGGACAAGGCAATGAGACTTAAACTTAAAGTAGATTTACAAGACGGCGTAGCGCCAGTCGAGTTAACAACAAATATGTTTGTTATCTGCGAATGGGAAAAAACTGAAGGTCGCAAAATTAGTGACGGCAAAGGTATCGGCTACACCGATCTAGTTTGCTGGGCATACAACTTGCTAAAACTTAGCGGCCAAAAAATGCCTGCAACATATCGTGACTGGGTTAAAGAAAACCCAAACATGACCATTGAGGCAATAGACGAGACAGACCCAAACCTTACGGCGTAGGCAGTTACCGAAGGCAACTAGCCGAATTGTTAGTTGCAACAGGGTACTGGCCTACGAC